TGACGCAGCAAGAGTATCGTAATTATAAGGATTACGTATAAATGGATTTTTCATTTTAGTCTCTATCAAGATATTGAGTCCTATTGTAAGTAGGATTATTAATTGTAGTAGCACGTCCTTTTAAATTAGAACGTATTGATGTAGCGCTGTTAAGCACTTTACCAGCATCGCTAGCATAAGGACGTATTTTACCGTAAGCAGTTTTGGCCATCTCCTCATCAGGAGAGCCAATATTAACATTTTGTTCTATATGACGGCCTCTTATTTTATTAAGAACAGCTTGACTACGCTGAGCAATTGCTGCAGCTGAAGCTTGTTCTGTTTGTTCACGAAGTAATAATTCCGTAGCAACTTCGTTTTTAAACTTTTGTGAAATATTTGGCATAGCCAAAATTATCGATGCAGTTTCAGCATCAGTTTTTTTAGCTTGTTGTTCGTTTAATGTAGTACGAGCAACAGATTCCGTAGTGGACTGATCTTTTAAATCAGTTTCAGCACGGTTTAATTGCATGCTTTGGTAACCAGATACAGCAGAAGAAATAGGACTTTTAAAGTTAGCAGTTGTAACAGAACCCATAGCGCCAGTTGGTGTCCCAGCGCCGCCTTGTGAAGCGGCAAGCATTGGATTTAATCCGGCTTTTTTCATATCAGACATTGCAGTCTGATATTGAGTTTCCCGCATACGCTCTTGAAAATCCATTTGCTTAGCAGCTTGTTCCGCACTACTGCGATTAGCTGCATCTGCAATATCCCAGTTTTTTTGGTTGGTTTGTTGCTGACCTATAAATCCTAGGACACCACCACCAATACCAGCAATCGATCCAAAGTTCATATTAGAAGTGATCGATTAAGCCAGGTACAGAGTACATTGGCAATGGACGAGCTTTCTTTACATCAAAGAAAGAATCAAAGATAAACTGTTTGCCGTTTGCTGCAGATCCAACAGCAACAACGCGCTCAACAGGTGGAGTATCAGCGATAAAAGTATCATTTAATGTTGGTAATGATGTGAACTTCTGGGCAAGATGCCATGCATCAATAGTGCCAGCTGCGGTAGATCTAAAGAGACCGGAAATTCTGGAAGGATAATATCTATATTCTGCCCAACGTTCTTGGTATCCGAATACAGCATCGTCGGTTGCATTTCCAGTAACATAAATTTCCTTGTTAAGAACAGCTTGTTCACCCAGCATAGCAAAAGCTGGGAAATAGAAATCGTAACGTGTTTCACGGCTCCACATACGTGATAAGCCTTGCTGATATGTTAAGTCAGCGCGAATCGAAACGAGTCCAATGATAACCCCATGCTCAACAAATGATTGAGTGAAGCCATGGTTATGAGCGAGAGCAGTACCCATAGAACCAAGTGTGCCAAGAGGAGTATTGGTCCCAGTAGCGGCTGAAGCCGATGTTTGAGCGATTGGATTAATGTTAATCGGTGTTGAACCGCCTCCAAGGTATTCAGGCCTTTGGAGTCGCGCGTCAGGTGAAATGACACCGAAGTGAGATCTAATAATTTCTGTATAACGTGTTCCACCACGTGCGTCCCTTTCGAGTAATTTTTGAATTTGAAACGATTGGCGTAATTGATTAATAGTTGCGGCAGTTGCTTCAGACAAATCAGCAAATAAAGAATTGGTAGCTGGTGCAATACCAGTACCGCCCATGCGTAAATTTGTAGATCCAGCTGTCATAACAGCAGCATCACCTGCAGAATTATAAATAGTTAAATCATCAGTAATTGCAGCATTAGATTTAATAGGAGCAGTTGAGCCTAGTGGTAATGTTACGGCATCACCTTTTTGTGGCCAAGGAAGTGCAGATGTAAAGTAATCTTTACGTTTGCCACGACGAAGTAATTCGTAGTTAGCGGCCGCTGTAGTATCAGTTACATCGCCTTTGTATACAAGAACAGAGTCTTGTAAGTTTTCGTCTCGGAACCACTGGTTCCATACGAGTGAATATGCCCTTGTGAAGAATGCACAATGGTCAATAGTTTTTGTTGGATCCATTTGTCCAACAGTAGGCAAGCCCATATAGTCTTGCAATGATCCGATGGCGTAACCGCCTTCGGGTGAAGTTTGTTGAGGAATGACATAGTCGATTGAATCGTCTGGGTTTTCCTGTTGACCCATAAATTTTTCCCAGTTATCCCAGACCAATCGATTAGGAATAAAGAAGAAGAATGAGTCAAGAACCATATTATCCATAATTGGAAATAATGGTGTAGATAGACGGGCAAATGCCGTCATTTTTAAGTTAAATGTGTCTCCGGGTAATACCTCGTCGACGTATACGGGAACTAGGTAACCAGCATCGAATGTGGTTTTGTGTACTGACTGGCAGTCAAATTTGGAGCGGGGAATGTCCGCCTTTGGAATCATAGTGAACTGATGTACGTTTACTGATTTATTGCGGTGCATTTTTGCTCCTAAGTTGTTGCGGGAGAAAGATAAAACCTTTCTCTCCGCTTTGGTTTTTTACTTGGTAATTTTTACCTGTTTCCCTAAGGATAGTAGTTTTGGTTGTTCATGTAAAGTGAACAAACCAGTATTGTCATCAAAGCTACCGAATTCATATAAATCGAAATCGTCGCTGTGATGGTATAGCTGATTATCATCAGCTTGTCGGTTTATCTCATCAGAGAAAGACCGAATGGCGACACCAACAGAAGGCACGAACATTGGTCGTGCATAAGCGTCCGCTGCGCGGTCTTTTACAGAACAGAGTACTAGAATCATGAGGATTTCCTTAAGTGAGGGTACGTTTTAGTTTTCTTAATCTAGCTTTTACTACCTTAGCTTTTACTGCGAGTCGCTCGGGTGTATTGTCCAGATGTTTTAGTTTAGCAGTTTTTTCTCGTTCGTATTGTATTTCGTCAAACTCGTAAGGGTTTTCCTTATTAAATTGTTTATCGTAAAACTTTGGTGGTTTTACTTTTTTTTCGTTAAAGACGACGTAATCATGTGGATATACATCGCTTTGGTATTTTTTGAGCCATGACGTTCCGATTCCGGGTTTCAGGCTCATTTTTGCGTATTCCGGTTTTCTTTGGATTATCTCTCCAGTTTCGAAGTTGACGTCTTGATAGTGGGCTTCGGCTTGTTTACCTTTTACTTTTTTAAGAACATATCGAGTAACGTAGCCAATTGAGTCCCAGTTAGCGTCTCCAACGGAGGAATAACCAAATGGCCAGAGGGCTTCAAGCTCTTCGGATCTATAAAGCATAGAACCAGCGGGAGTCCTTTTCCATAATTTCTTATCATTGAAATCGTAGCCGAAGATAATGGCGTGGAAGTGAGGTCGGCTGAAATCGTCGCCATATTCTCCAGCCATGTAGTAGCGTATTTTGTGAGGTTGTAATCTCTTTCTAAGTCTTTTGAGGAACAATTGAAAGTGTTCATGGTGTAGCGATCCATCGCTTGGGAGATTGTCATCATTATATGTGAGGGTTATGAAAGAGTTTTTTTCATGCATTTGCGCTTCATGAGTGCAACGCATAGTCCATTGACGTGCGTGTTCCATACGGCAGCTATCGCATTGACCGCATGGTATTTGTATTTGACGATGACTTTCGTCCTCGTCAGGTTTAAATGACAAAACCCTGGAGGGTTTGTCATTAGCATGAAAAGTTTGATAACCGCTTAAATAAGCGGTTATAGGAGAAGTACAGGGCATGTGAGGTGCCTAGAGGTTTTTAGAGCCTCCAGCCTCCACGTTGTGGGGCTGATCTCATATTAGGGGACTTCGTCCGCATAGAGTGTTTACGGAAAGTCTTAGCAGACTTTCTTTTGCTTACGCCTTTACGATGCATGTACATATTTTTTCTCCTTTAGTGGTTGTTTGGTGTCACCTAGCACAGTAATATCAAGTAGTATTACTGTGCTGCGGGCTCATCGCCCGCTTTTTCCGGAGTAATGTCTGGGACATTAGCAATCGGTTTAGAGACGAGGCCAAGTTTGATGGCTTCGTCTTTATTTTCAGGATTATTCAAGAACTCAATCAGTTCTTGAGGGTCGTTATCGAAACGAGCCCTTAAAGTAGCCGGCAAAGTCATAAATTCGTCCTCTGCGGCAATAACTTGGTTCAAGGCACTATGGTAGTCACCAATGTTAGTAAAATCGCCATAGCGAGGCGATATGGCCTTAGTTGGTAATTGACCAGTTATGTTGAATTGACGAAGGATATTGTTAATATCCGTTTCGTCTTTAAAATGCTGCTGAGTCCGAGAAGCGTCCTCACAACGCAGCCCGGACTCATTTGACGCAGCAAGAGTATCGTAATTATAAGGATTACGTATAAATGGATTTTTCATTTTAGTCTCTATCAAGATATTGAGTCCTATTGTAAGTAGGATTATTAATTGTAGTAGCACGTCCTTTTAAATT